ATTTTTATTTCGCGCGCACGCGCGCACGCGCGAAGACCCCTACGGATTATAGAGTTATAGAGGAAATAAATGATCACGTGTCTATTATTTTCTTCTATAACTCTATATTTCAATAATCCTCCATAGAATAATTGGTAACATTGGTAACATTTGGTGTTTTTCACAGGTACTATCGGCGCTTGACCTGTTACCAATTCCAAAAATAATTGGTAACATTTGGTAACATCTGGTAACAATTCTCTATAACCTCTATAAAATTCAAACCCCATAAATAATTGGTAACATTGGTAACATTGGTAACATTGGTAACATTGGTAACACTTTTTTAGCGAATTGGTAACACCTGATTATTCTTTTTTCTTTCGAATAAAAGCCCTTTGAGGTCCGTATAAATTACCAAATCGTAATTTCCCTTGACTATCTTTGTATTCTGTCCACCCTTTCAACTGCTGCAAAATGCCGTTCATCTCGCGTGCGTCAACGTTCCGAAAGCCTTGCCGCGTCCCGTCAAAAACCTCGCACCATATTTCCAGCGCGCACACACGGTTCCTTGTCACTGTTCCTTCCGGATAGCCTTCTTCGCCGCGGTGCTTGAGGTAGTCCCGCCGGTCGTATAAATCCATGTCGTTCCAGTTTTCGGGTAGCTTCGCGTCTAAATACTCTAAGACCAGTCCCAGCTTCTCTCCGCCCTCGGTATGCACTTCCTGCAGCTCTCTTGCGATTTTCGCAGAGTCCGTAGATAAGTAAAGCTTTTGATCAGCCTCGTACATCTGCTTGACCTCTGCCCACACCTGATCGATGAAGTCATCTGTCAAATCGGACAGCGGCAGCTTGCCGTTACCTAAGCAGAACACAGGCAGGAA